GCCTTCGTTCTTGACTGGTGCAGCCGAGAATCCAGACAGCTTGGTTTCCTCTTCAAACGAACGCTCAGAGGTCTCAGTTTCGTAGATCTCTTTGTGTTCTTCGCCATAGCGAGCGTACTCAAGACCGAACAGTGCGTTCAGGCCGGGGAGCAGCTCTTTCAGTAGTTGTGCGCGTGAAATAGCCATTTAAGTTTCCCCTTACAGTCCGACTGGGTTGTTGTACGCATGACCACCAGTGACCACGCCAGTCGCTTGCACTACATAAGCTGCATTGAACTTAACAATGATTTCTGGATAGTACAGAGTACCGCTATAGGTAAATGCCGTGTCAGGCACCACATCAATGACTCGCAACGGCAAAGTCTGGGTCGTTGCACCGCTTGCAATATCTACTGCGTAACGGCTGTCCTTGGTCGTGGTATTCAACGTGTTTGCAACCATAGATACGTTCAGACCGATGTCTGTGTACGTAAAGCCTGATGTGGTCGAAACAACCGTTGTGCCGCTTACACCGCAAACTTGGAACAACTGATCTGGATCTTCACAGATGTAAGCAACAATGTAGGTGTTGCTTGCTACTGCGGTGCCAGAGATCCAAGCTTGTGAAAAGGTCGGCTGACCAGTCACGGATGAGACAAACGTACAACCCATAAACACACCAGCAAAACCAGTGGTCGGGGCAGCAGTTGTTTCGGTACAAACGACAACGCAACCGTTGGCGTCAAACTTCACAGGGTCACCAAAACCAATACTTGATGCGCTGGAATTTACAATCCTGCGCTGACGAGTGGCTCCGGCAAACACCTGACCGCCGATCAAATTGACCGGACGCAGGCCATATGGGCCTGAAATAGTCGGGTAAGCCATTTGAATTACTCCAATTAAGGTTTATCTCTTACCGAATCGGACCTCAGACCGTCTCTCATTAAAGAGTGGCATCCGTGGGTCGTTTTCGCGCATGAAATTGCTGTCCACACTCTGCATCCACTCCCGAGCTTGCTTCATGTAATAACCATTACGTTGCTCGACCATCTCTACAGGTGCGCGGCACAGCATTAATCCACCAATCTCAATGTTTCCGGTTTGAGGTCCGTTTGCGAGCATGGCTCGGGCTACTTCTGGATACTCTTCCCATTTGCATGGTTCAAAGCCATCTTGATGACGGTGTGCCACATTTCTGGCGTCTGATTGCCCAAGAACGGACGTTCTGACCCAGCGGTGCTTCCAACCATCTCTCGGTAGGGGATCAGGCAATGAGCTGGGCGGCTTCCACTGCTTGGGACGTTCCGTTTGTTCACGGCTTTGTACTTCACGGGATTCGCGGCTCATAGCTTTCCTTCCATACGGAGTTTTGCCAATTCTCTGGCGTAAGTTTCTAGCGGCACACCAATTCTGCGGGCAGCGTTAGCTTCCGAGGCGGTCAGCTTCAGTTTTTTAGGTGGCGAGCTGCGCGTTGCCGGGGCAACCACCGAAGCAGGACGTTTTATTTCTTCTTTTGGTTCGTCCTGTAAACCAAAATACTCAGGAAATTTTTCCTTTATGCGAGAATTTATTTTCTCGTAATACTCATCGGTGAGTGCATATTGTTCGCCACGTTCCCGAGTAAGCTTGCGGTGCAGGCCCATAGCGAAAAATGTCATCTCATCATCAACCCCAGGCTGACCCGATTGTCCAAACCAGGGATTCTGGCGCTTCCAATCATCAGCTTTGCGGTCTATATAAGTATCTTGTGGAGGATTATAGACAGGTGTTTGCTGTTGGGGCAACTGTTGTTGCGGTTCTGGTGCTTGCGGCTTAAAGTTTTTGACGCGATCAGCCTTCAACATCGCCACATTTAATGCCTTTTGGGCTTTTAAAATGCGCTCACTATCTTGGCTTTCTAATGCTTCCTTATAACTCCTTTCTGCTTCGCCCAGTTCTTTTTCCGTTGCAAATTGCATCGTTTTGATTAGCGTTGACTCGCCTGTCGTAAGCTTTTCTTTAAGCTTGACGTTTTCATCCGCAATCTGTTTTGCATAGGCAATAGCCGCTTCTCGTTCACGAAACGCTTCTTCTTTGGCGCGTCGCTCGTCGTGATAGCCGTGCTTTAGATGTTGAATGCGTTTTTTGACATTGTCTGAGTAATTCTTAATCTCATCTTCAGGGATGTCTGATGGGTCAGATTTTAATGGCGTTGCATTTTTGTCCTCTTCTGGTCGGTCATCAACAATTTCTATTTCCGACGAACCTTCTCCTTCTACTTCAACTTCAATCTTTCCTTCTTGCTCTGCTGCCATGACGGCTCCTTTATGCGCGGCTATATCCGCGTGGGTCTTGCACAACACCTTCTACCGTGTCGTCGTTAATCAAACGAAATTCCCTATTGTGAATCTTGAATCTCGTGCCTGAATAAGCCCGGACCAAAATAAAATCACCTTCGTGGCACCACGGCCCCGTAGGAAACTTGGTTTGATCTTTGTAACAATCCGGCCCTTGCTTTAAAACAAATAAAACTACCGTACTGAACTCTTCCAGCTTTGTCAGTGCGTCTGGTTTTAAAATGCCATTGGCAAACTTATCCTCAACTTCAGGCAAGGCACATAACATCCGATAGCCCGTAGGAACAGGAAGCTGTGTGGCTTGTGGTGTTTCTAATTCAGATAAATCCGTCATCTCTTTCCTTCGCTCGACTTGCAAGGTCTTCGTTAGTGCGCCTTGCGACCATCAGACCTTGAATCTGGCCGCAGACGAATTTGTAGTCATCAAATGACTTCATGCTCCCTTGCGAGAGTTGTCCTTCTAAATAACTAATATGCTTTCTCAACTCTAAATCCAACGCTTCGTAGTAATCCATTACATACCCCGGCGAATATCCACTGCTTTATCAATCATTTTGGCTGCGATGTTTTGTTCGGCTATAGCGTTTTGACTGGCTATACGCTGTTCTTCCAGCCTTACCTTGTCTTGTTGTGCCTGTGCCTTAAGCTGCATTTCAGCCTGATCCTTCATGGCTTCACGTTGCTCGCGGGCCTGTTTAATCGCCAACTCAGCTTGTTGCATCTGCACAACCGGATCTTGTTGGGCCTCTTGCGCTTGTTGTTGCGCGGCTTGGTTTTGATGTACCTGAAGCAGCTGCTGCGCTCCTTTGGCTACAAGCCTTGATAACTCCACTTCAAAGTCTTCAGGCAAAGCCTCATCCGGCGGGGGAAGTGGCACGCCTAATTGCTCTTCAAGTTGTTTGCGGTACAAGAATCCAAGGTGTTCATTAACGTGAGCCATTGCCGCAGCCATCATCTGACCACCCATTGGGTTTTGCTGCGTCATCTGTCTTAACATTGGATCTTGAAGTGCAGCCATGTGAACAGCTAAATGCGCTTCATGGTCTTGATACATGAATGCTTTAACCGGCTGCATATTAAGTATGCACATGTTCTCCGACACCGGATCTCTTGGCGTTTGATCCTTTGATCCAGGAATCAGCTTGTCAATATCCTTAATACCCAATACACCAAGCATTCGCTTATGAAGCTCTGGCATATCGTAGATCTGGGGGGCTTGTGCGGCCAGCTGAAGCACCGCTTGATACTGCGTTACTCGTTGGGCTAGTGTTGTTGCATTAGGATCTGATACAGGTATGACATCCACATGGTCATAGTCTGATTGTTTGACTTGCCGACCCATTGGTGAATCAACATCGTAAGAATATTCTTCCGGTGTGTAATCCCTAATGATCGCTGCTAGTAATTTGAACTCTTGCCGCATCGAGTAATGCAGCCTTGCCTGTACCGCAGACATTACTTTCAGCGTTCTTTCTAATACGGCCAGCGTTGTGCCTACTGGCGTGTTAGCAGACAAATCAGAAATCTGCATATCAGCCGTTGCAGCAAATCTTCTTCCCTCGGCAACAATTGTTTGCAGCAGTTGATAAAGCACCTGACTCGGTTCTTTATAAGGCAGCGGCAAAATGTTGTCTCTGATTGATCCAGAAGGAACATCCACATCCCTAAACTCACCCGGACTGATCGGTGTGTCATCTCCCTTAACCCGCAGGCCGCGAGACTTTAATCCTCCCGGCAGATTGGATAACGTCCCTGCATCGACTAACTGCCTAATTAAAGACGTACCTGATTTCGCAAACGCACCGACCAAATGAATCAGTCCAAACCCGTAGAACCCAAATCCAGGTATATATATATAGTGGGTGTAGTGCATCCGCTTTAATTTCAGCGGATCATCGGCGTACCAGTTCCTTCGGATTGCAAGAATCTTGCTCGTGCCTTTGTCTATCGTCACTACATAAGGCAGTGCAATTCCGGTTGGGCCTTCTTTGTCTGAATCTTCAAACCCCGGCAGATCAATATCCACACACATTTCAAGAATGCGGTAGCGATCATCCATCGTGGCAGACATACCCTGCTCTTCTGCCTTGCGTTTTTCAATATCATCCAGCGTTGTTGTAGGCTCACCAAGTTCTACATCTCGCCACAAACCCGCATGTTGTAGTTTTCTTACTTCATTCTTGGTCTTACGCATAATCTGCGTAATACGGGGAGAAGATCGCAAGTCACTCGCCCCAAAAGGAACCACAATATCCTCTGCCGGGACAAACATAGATACCTGTCTTCCTAGCGAAGGATCGTAGTAGACCTTCTTAAATGCTGATCCTGCTAATGCCAGCGACCAAAGCATTTTTTCATGCTCTGGCCTGTATTCAGGCATTTGTTCTGTCAGCCGCCAGTTCATATCATCTTTGACACGCTCGGCTGCTTGTTCTTTATCCTTCGTTAACTTCCCAACAATCTGTGTCTTAACTGGTCCAGACGCTGGGAACGTCTCCATAATGGATTCAGCCTGAAATCTCACCGCAGCTTCAGACAAAATCGGGTAAAAAACACCACAAGCCCCCGGCCAAGGCTCGGTTCTGTCTTCATATTTAAGACCCAAGAGCTTCAAACCATCGACATAGGTATCAACCCATTCTTTTCTAGACGACTGATCCGTTTCAAAGTCATCAATCAGGTCACTCGCAATGGATGCAAGATCTCGGTCATCCATATACTCAGCCAAATTTGCATCATGATCCTCGGGCTGCTCACGTTCTGGCTCTAACGTGATTTCTATGCCATCCATACTGATACTGAGCGACTCAGGGTTCTCAATTTCTACTTCAATCGCACTATCTTCTTCTTGAATAGCATCAAGACCAAGCGGTGCGCGATAAAGTGCGGGTTCAATTGCCATGATTATTCCTAGTAATAAGCTACTTTGCGATGGTAAACGGGTTCACGGTCATCGTCATCGGATTGCAAGCTCAAAAACCCGCCCGTGCGGAACCGCAATAACGCCTGCGTCATGCTGTCCACAAGGTCATCATGCTCTCCAGCAGGAAAAGCAGCAACTTCTTCAATCAATTCGTCTGCAAACTTACGCTCAGGAACCCAAATCCGCCCTGAAGCAAACAAATCTGACACCGCATTCAGTCTTACAATCTTGTCATTACCCTTAGTAGGCGTAAATTCGCTCACCGGAATACCCATTCTCCGCAATTCAAAGATCAAAGGACTCCCCGCAGCCTTGGCTTCGACCAAAAACACATCAGGTTGCCACTCCATATACGTCTCATAAGCCTTCTGTTTCAACTCCGGGAACTCATACCGCTCTTTGAACGCATCTAAGAGAATAATATTCGTCACACCGTCTTCGGTTGTCCACACACCCCATGTCGTACAGGCCGAATAATCCGCTCTTTGACTCTTCAAAAACGCCGTATCCCAGCTCTGAATCACAAAATCACATGCAGGCGGTCTATCAGACTCCCACCGCTGCCACCATTCCCGCTTAACAATTGCACCTTCTTCTGCTGTGGGCTGTTGTTGATACTGAGCCTGCCACTTACTAACCGGCAGCTCCTCTTTTAGTGCAAGTAATTCCTCTAACTTCCAAAACCCAGGCCACAAAGGCCTCCCCGAAGGCATGATGGCTGGTAACTCAATCACTTTCCACTCATCACCACTTCTTGTACTACTAGACTTCAACACATGACCAGTCAAATCCCTTAACGACCAACGTGTCATGACAACAATAATTCTGCCCCCAGGCTGCAATCGCTGTCTCGGCCCTGACGTATACCACTCATACACCGAATCAAACACCTCGGGCTTGTGCATGGCTAACTTAGCTTCCTGCTCAGAATGCGGATCATCAATAATCAAAAGATCAGCACCCTTGCCCGTAACAGCACCACCCACTCCAATCGCAAAATACTCACCACCCTTATTCGTAGACCATCTGCCCGCAGCCTTGGAATCCTGCTGAAGCTTCACCTCATCAAACACCTTCTTATACTCATCCGAATTAACCAGATTCCTAACCTTCCTACCAAACCCAACCGCCAGCTCTGCCGTATGGGATGTCTGTATCACTTTCCTATCAGGAAAATTCCCCAAGAACCAAGCAGGCAACGCAAAAGAAGCAAACTCACTCTTCGTATGTCTTGGCGGCATATTAATAATCAGTCTTTTACAATCCCCAAAGACAACCTCTTCAAACGCCTCAGCCACCAACTTATGGTGATAGCCCTCAATAAAACCCGGCCAGATCCTTTTCACAAACGGCAAGAACTTTCCTTGAGCCTCTAACTTAAGCTCCTCTTGCTCCATCAACGAAATCTCATCCAGCAAAAGCGACTGCTCCTCTTCCGTCAAGAGATGCAAATGCTTCAACGCCGCCCGAGCGTATTTCCTAAGTTCCGTCATCAGGATTCTTCCTCGTCACCGTAATACTCCGAGACATCCCAGGCGTCCTTTTCAAATACCCCTTCTTCACTAACCTATTCACCGTCTTCCATACCGACGACTTACTCTCGTGCATCAAACAAAACCGAATGTCATCATAGGTAGGCCCAAACTTATATATATCCCACCACTCCTTAATCACCCGATAAACATTCTTCTGCGCGGGCGTCATTCCTTCAACCTCTGTTGTATACGATCCCTCGCCTCCTCCCTCGGCAAAAGATCCTCCATCTCAATCTCCCCTATATGCTCCTTATACCAACGCTTAGGATCTTTCCATATAGGCTTCTCCTTTTTACCCCTCCCCGTATGGGAACCCAAATCCTTTTCATGGGGGGCCACTTCCTGTGGAACTTCCTCCCCACTATCCTGATTCTCACTTTCAAGGGGGGAGGTGTCCTGTTGGTAGGACAGCTCGGATTGTTGAAAATTTTGGGATTGTTGGTGGGTTGAAAAATCTTGGGATTGTTGGTGGGGATTAATGGACGTAGTGTCGCCCCCAACAAGCCCGTCACTTTGACCCTCCCCCCCTACGGTGGGGGTCTCCCTAGCCTCCACGTCGATGGCCGCTAGCCGCTCCAACTTCGACCTAAGCGCCGAGCGCGTGTCCGCTTTCTGGTGCGTCACGACTGAGCGCGTCTCGAAGGCCGCAACGTCCGCAAGCTTGCCCAAGAGCTCTAAAGCCCTGAGCCGATCGCCTGGACGCTGGGCGGTTTTAGCCTCATGCTGGAGGGAATCGACCACAAAGGAACGTATCTGATCGGGGTTCTGCGAATACCGCAACCTCTCAACCGCCTTTTGCTGCTCGAGCGCTTTAGAGACTTTTCGGTTATTTGCCACTGCCCAGGCCTGCTCGCCTGCTTGCTTTGCGTCGCCATTGCTGTCGTAGGCCTGAAGGTAAGCGTCTTTTTTGGTTGACCCCTCGGCCATTGCCTGGACAAACCGCCTCTGCTTAGGGGTTAACTCAATATTAGGTAGCAGCACCTTATCCGCTGGCACGCCCCTGGCTAACTGTTTCACTGCACTGGCTGGCAGCTGGCTCATTTCCGACCCTCACTGGTGAACGACTGGCGAACCTTACCCCAAAACCCTTGTTATTGGCAACCGATGAAAGGTAAAATACTCTGACAATAGGTCGACAAGTGGTCAACGTATTGTCAGTTTCAACCGTTGAACTACTTGTAGTTCCTTGTAGTTCAATCACCCCTGGAGGTTTCCTTATGATTACCCTTGACTACATTCAAGACCCTGGACACGGTTGGATCAGTGCCGACCGCGCCACACTCGCACGCCTGGGCTTGCTCGAGCATGTCTCAAATTACTCTTACCAGGACAATGACCTGATCTGGCTCGAGGAGGACTGCGACGGGCCGCGCTTTGTTTCAGCACTCCGCAAAGCAGGCATTGCCTATCGCATTGTCGAAACCCACACTCGAGGCGATGCCTGGATTCGCCGCCTTCCTCGTTTTGCAGCTTAAGGAACCCAACCCATGAAAGCATATCAACACCTAATCGAGCGAGCCCTGGCTCATGGTTTTTTCATTTCCGTTGACGGCGGAGGCGATGAACTCGACCTAGTCCGCAGCATGGACTCAGCCGCAATCATCGAGGCCGTCGAGGCAGTAGACGAGGCCGTTCTGTTTATCGGTAACGGGAAACGCTTTGCCACCGTCCTAGTGAGCGCCTTCGGACTGGCCGACGATGAGACCGTGATCGACTATGCCGGAGCTCATGCCACCGCCACGCAATGGCTTGATGACTGGTTCGAGGACTATCAATTTGAAATCGACCACGGAGTGAAACCATGCTCGACGATCTAATTTTCGCCGCCTTCTGGATTTTGCTCGCCCTCACTGTCGCCAACTTTGGAGCCTAACCCATGAAAACTTTAATCCTTATCGCTTGCAGCGCCGCGAAACTACCGCACGCTGCACCAGCTGGTGAAATCTATACCGGCCAATTGTTCCAGCTTGCCAAAGCATACGCCCTAGCATCAGGCGATGATTGGATGATCCTGAGCGCCAAGCATGGCCTGATCGACCCATCCAAGACCATTGACCCCTACGATCAGCGACTCTCCCACAAGAGCGCCTGGGGTAACCGGCAAGCCTTGAAGCTTTGGAGCCTATCCCGTACCCACCACTATAGCCGCCTTGTGATGCTGGCTGGGCGAGACTACTGCGAGCCCATTCTTGCCGACCCGCTCGCAGCCGAAAGTTTTGCTGAGATCTATCGACCCCTTCAAGGCCTGGGGATCGGCCACCAGCGCCAGCAGCTGGCCCGCATGGTATCGACCGCCCGCCAAGAGAAAGCACACCGCCAACTCAAAAGCCTATTAACCGCAATTTGGAATGACCTGGAGGTGCCCCAATGAACAACCGGCAACGCTTTGCAATTGAATGCGCCGTGATCGACCTAGTCCACGCCCTGGACGTTGCAGCCGACCCCATGAACCAGCTTAACTCGGATGCACTAGTTGCAACCCTGGAGGACTTGCAACGAGCATTTCCTGAGCTCGCCGACTGGATCGAGGACGTATACACAAAGGAAAACCGCGCAGCCCTGGCCGAGTGACCAACTTCGAAAGCCCCCCAAGGGCTTTCCTGGGTGTTCGTTCGACCACCACCACAACAGGAGATAAACAATGCGCGATTATTTAATGATTGGCCCAAGCCCATCCGAGGAGGACTGCGCCCAGCTGGGACAGCCCGACTATTCCAAACGAGCCCTGGCCGAGTGCCGACGTTTCATGGATCAAATCGAGCGGCATTACCCAGTGCCTGAGCATTCAGACGCTTACTTGACCATTAAAAGAGAGTCCCACGACTTTGGGACTTATTACGAGGTCGCTTGTGTTTACGACATGGACGACCAAGCCGCCTGCAATTGGGCCTTCGACGTTGAAGGCGACCGCCTGGGAGCTCTCAGAACCTGGGAGAACGACAATGTATAAAGCTTTGGAAAAGTGGACACGCCCGCCCAGCTGGCACGGCAAATCCTGGCCCGACTGCTACGTATTCTTGCAGCAGCACCGCGACTCGGACGCATTGACTCGCTCTAACTTCCTGGCTGGCCTGGAGCACCTGGGTGGAGAATCCGACACGGTTTTTGTCGTCCGCGAAGGGCATTGGGCGGTAGGCTGGCTGGAGACCATCTTGATTGACCAAGCAAACCAAGACGCTTGTGAATCAGCCGACGCAATGTTGTGTCAGCTTTCCGACTATCCCGTACTGGACGAGGAGCACTTTTCAGAACTTGAATACGAGGAAGCTTGCGAGGCTTGGCGCTGGCTGCACCTGTCCGACCGGATGAAATTGTGCGCCCGCAATCGCGTGAGCATTTTCGCCGCCCGACATGAGGACTTTCCAGATGCTTGTTATGAGGACTTGAGAACATGAAAACCCTGATACTTGACGCACTCCGCAGCTGGATCAACCAGCGCCCCCGCCTGGAATATGCCAACTATGGCGACCCCAGTGCCTACCGTAGCGACGTTCGATCCATCGGCCAAGACCTAAAGCACGCCCGCGAACTGCTCGCAGCCGTCGCCTGGAGAGACGGCATCACAGACAAGGACTTGATCGACGCCAGCCGCCGAGCCTATAGCGGCAGACTGACGATTGACACAAGCAAAGGCGTTTCAATCGACTACTGCACCGGCCAATATTGGCCGACCGAATACCGCCGCGCAGCCGCCGCTGTCCTGGCCTCAGCTTTGCGCGAGTACTGGAGGCGCAGCACCAGCAGCACCAGCGCCGAAGCACGCCGCAGCCTTAGCCGTTCAGTAATCCGCAATTACTTTACTTGACCAATAGGGGCCACGGCCCCTTGAAAGGTAACCCATGAATTCGACTTATCGACTCGCTTTGAAAATGGCCCACGCCCGCCCGCACTGGTTCGAACGCGACAATCCAGACTGGAAACAAGCGCAGCGCGAACGGCTAGCCTGGACGCTCACCAGCAAAACCAGCGCCGCCGACTTAGGAGCAGCCCGCAGCGCCCACCGCGCCGACATCGACCGCATTGCTTCAATGGCCCGCTTGCTCGCTTGCGACTGGTTACCCGCCCACGCGATCGAGTACCTTGACGACTGACAGCACCAGCTGGCGCACCGCCGCCAGCCCTGCCCGACTGTGC